GTTAACGTAAAGCTGCCTGTATCAGCGGCAATAGTTAACCCTCTGTTTAACCCTGCATCCCGGCCCGTTAACGTAAAGCTGCCTGTATCAGCGGCAATAGTTAACCCTCTGTTTAACCCTGCATCATGGCCTGTCAGCGTGAATACGCCCGCGCTTGCAATTAGTTGCCCTGCCTGGCTGAATTGGGCATCCTGGCCTGTTAGCGTAAAGGATCCACTATCAGCCGTTAATAAAGAGGCTCTGTTTAATCCAGCGTCTTGCCCTGTTAGCGTGAACGTACCACCGTCGGCTGCTATGGTTACGCCTCTGCTTAATCCAGCGTCTTGCCCGGATAATGTGAACGCGCCGCCGTCAGCCGTTAATAAAGAGGCTTTATTAATGCCTGAATCCCGGCCTGTTAGCACAAAAGCTGCACTATCTGCCGCTAATCGTACACCTTTGCTTAATCCGGCATCCTGCCCTGTTAGCGTGAACGTACCACCGTCGGCTGCTATGGTTACGCCTCTGCTTAATCCAGCGTCTTGCCCCGTCAGCGTGAACGTCACTGGGTCGGCTGTTAACCGTACACCTCTATTTAGTCCGGCATCCTGCCCCGTCAGCGTGAATATTGCAGCGGCGGCACTGAGTACATAAGCGCCGCCGCTTGCTTGGTTACGTAAGAGCGTTAATAGCATCTGTTACCGTCTGAATTTCTGCCTGAATCCTTACGATTTCATCAACATCGCCCCGGCTTGTCGCCGCTTCGATTATACCCTCAAGGAATTTTATTCGAGTGCGGTATAAGTCCAGCAATTCAGAATTGTCAAAGCCTTCGGGCGCTGTGATTTCAATATTTTGTGATTCCATTAAATTACCATTTGTCGGTACGTGAGTGTAGAGGTGTTCATCAACATATAGACATAATGAATCTCGGTTGCTCCGTCATAATACGTCACGTCGAACGCCGTATCGCCTGCAAGTGCGGCACCTTGCGTTAGTGCCATTGTAGTCCATCCCGTCATGTTTTGCTGCGCAATGTCAAACTCAAACCACCTGTTTGTCGCTTCCTTTTGAATGTAGATTTTATCAATCAAATAGGTGTACTTTGTCCCGGTTGCAAATGTTTCCTGCGCAGGTGCATAAGGCACTATAGACACCCACGTATTAGCGGCAATATCATAGTAATCAAGGTGTGTCGTGGTATTACCCCTGAATGAATAAATGCGCTGCCCATTAATGATGGAATTTTCATTTGTCCATCTAGTATCGGTTACACTGTGAATCCAATGTGCGGACATGCCCAAGCCTGGAGCTGCACTTCTTGCCGCAGTTGGAGACAGGGTACTCCAAGTATTTCCCGAAATTGAGTAGCGGTACATGGTAACTGCGTTGTTACCCATGTAATACAGAAAATCGTCATTCCCTTCAATAGAATAAACAGAGGTAGCGTCGGGTTGTGTAGTCCATGCGGCACTTGTTGTTATTACCGTCCCCGTGTTAGACGCAATGGTACGAATCTGACCCGCGCCCGTACCCGATACAATACGAATTTGAGAATTTGTCCACTGATTAGTTGTCCAGTTTTTTGCTGTATTGGTAAGGGTAGATGCTCCCCCCGCTGTTGCCGTCCCTGTGGCAAATGCTTTGTAATCGGTATTCAACCAACTTGGCGTGTTAACTAATTTGCCATCTGTGCCAAACGATGCAGGCAGTCCAGTGATTGCCAACGTCGTCCATGTGTTCGTTGCAAAATCGTATTTTTTGAACGACCCGGAAGCATGGCTACCTGCGCTAACTACATACCAAACCGGAGTGCAAAGTCTGTAAACCGTTGATGAAGTAAAGGCAGAGGCTTGTGCATCTACCGTGATTGTGGCATTTGCGCCTATTGTATTTGAAACAATTGTAAGCGTTACCCCTGCATTTGGGCCTGAAAGTATGTGTACCGAATACCCTGCCAAGGATCGGGCCAGGGTTTGGTTGGTGATGATTGTTGACGTAGTGCCTCCGGTAGCAGTAAGCGATGAAGCTGCAACGGTTGTGCCCGTTGACCACGACCCCGCAACACCCGCCGCGCCGCCCTGAAATACTCCCGCAAGCGAAACAGTAGGCAATGCCACCCAGCCATCTTCACTTGGGTTGTATAACCAAGCAGTTGTGGCACTGTTGATATACAATTGTTGCTGCCTAAAGTGTCTGGATGAGGCTATAAAAGCCCCGGCACCAGTTGCCGAAGGAGCCGGGCTAACCTGCTCCCATCGCTTCAGGTCTAATATTTTTCTATTTCCGTTTGTAGTGGCCATTGTTAGGTTACGTTTATGTTTCGGCGCAAATTATCAGCGGCACCGCGTTCCAATGAAAGCGGCACAATGGCCGCGTTTGCGCTTCCGACTTGTGTTAGGTTTGTTATGTTCCAGGTGCCGTTCTGGTTTGCACTTACCGTACCGCTTACCGTCTGGGTTAATGCAGACTGGTCAACCAACAGACGGCCCGTTAACGGGTTAACCTGTGCAAGGCCGACCGATTTGGTAAGCGAAATTATAGCCATTCGCATAGCCTCAATGGCCTCGGTTAATTCTCCAATGACTTCGACTGGCAACGGTGTTGTGGCATTTACATCATTTGCAACACCATCAACACCCCATACGGGCTTGACTCGTTGATATTGTACGCCGCCGATTTCGTCAGTAGCGATTGTTTCACCAGAGCCGGGTGTATATCCTACATTATCCGCCATGTTATTTTATTGTTTAGGAATGAAACCGCCATTTCAATGAATTATTGCAAGGTTAAAAGGCCGTTTGCAGCATCGAAATCAATGGTAAGGCTTTCACCGCTTGCAAGGGTCAAAGCAGAGCCATAGTTGTAATACCCTATAAGGGGATCGGCTGGAGATGTTGGCGTATCGTTATAAATAACGATGTACTGAAAAGGCCCAACTGAGCCGCCGGAAGCCGTCAGGGTCAAGTCATTTAACACCAACTTATAAAGCCCCGAAGTTTGGGAACTTGTTGATGTGGTTATATTCCGGGTTGATAGGTTTGTGTAGCTGATTTGGGTAACATCAGCAAGTACAGAGTTTGATGAAGTCGGGGCGCTATTGGTCAGCGCCACTACTAACTGATTTGACCCAAGGTTGTGTACTCCCTCCGCTACATGCTCCACAAAAGCATTGAATTTGTTAAACGTAGCCATGTGTGTTTGTTTTTATGTTTTAAACTGGTTGGAATGTGAATGAAATAACAAGCCCTAAAGCAGAATTGCCCGCGCTGGTTACATCAAAATGAATGTGGTCGCCCGCTTGTACTGCCCTATTTGACTGGTTAATAATTCCCGCCGTGCCTGTTACGCTATCATACTCATTTTGGTCTATTGCTATTTCGGTGGTCAACATATTGACTGAAGCGCCCGCCCGAACGCGCCGCATTTGAACGGTAACAGGGCCCGAAGTTGATGGGGATGAAAGCCCGGCGCCCGCGTCTGTTAGCACCATACCGCCCAATTCGGACGGGATACGGACAACCGCCTTGCTCGTTCCTGTGGTCAGGGCTGAAGATCCGGACGTTGACGGGCTGACCATTACGCAGCCGCTGCGGTTTGCCGCCTCCCCCTTTTCGCCTGGCAATGAAGCCGGGAAACGTAGGGTGGTCTTATTGCTTACTATGCGGACTGTCGTGTTCATTTCGTTAGCGTGAATTTACCTCTGAACAATACCTTTTTAAATCCGCTTGCTGTGGTCTGCAAAACCTTGTAATCATAACGGCATCCTGTGGAGCCGTCGTAATCACCCGTTAGTATCTCAAACTGAACAATGCTATCTGAAAGAAAAGACTGCGTTCCCGTCATTATTACCGTGGTGCCGTCCGTATCGTACACCTCCATCAAAAAGTCGTCGTCTGACACATCCAAAGGCGTGTCTGTGCCTTCCTGCAGGAACTCTATGGCCCACCGGAAATCCCCCGCCACATCTTGCGCAATGTCAAGACGGTGTGCAGTTTCGCCAATAGTTATTAAATTGCTATTCGCCATTGTTCCGTTGTTTAAGTTCCATTGCCCGATCTTCAGAGATCCACATCAAAAAGTGTCGACAGTTGTACCGGCCTCTTTCCAATAGTGGCCTATAAGATGCGGCCGTTTTTTTATCTATCAAATCCGGGTCTTTAGGCCAATCTTTTAAGGCTTCCTGATCCGAAAACACCCGTCCGTTTTTCTTTTTGCAGAAATCCCGGCTTGTTGGGATAATTCCACCCTGATACACAAAATATTTGAGGTTTAACTCCTGTGCAAAATGCAGGTTATTAACCTCCCTCACCTGTGCATATTGATCGAAGGCATACCGCCTCCAATATCCTACCATTGCCCCCTCTACTTCCTTTGTGCCTTCAATCAGGTTCTTTAGTCCTCTTTGGAACTGGTTAACCCCCTGCTTTGTGGCTATCCCGGTCAACAGGTATTGTTTCACTTCCTGCTTTGCCGCTTCACTCTTAAACAGGCTGTCCAGGTAGCCACCTTTTATCAGTTCCCCCTTTTCATCTAATCCAACTACACTTCTAAGCAGTGCCGTGTCCTTTGCAATAGCGTTCACCTTTGCCGTGTCAAATCCAGTCATCAGGTAGTATTCAGCATTTCGCCCGCTTATTGATAGTAGAGCCTCTGAAAATGCCTGAATGATGGGCTTTAGTTCGTCTGCCTGTATTTCAAGAAAAACCCGATCTAATACGTTGGCCTTTGCCATGTTTGAAACCGTGTTTTTAATAACGCCCTCTTCTACTTTCAAAAGCGGCAAAATGTCCGCTATAATCCGTCTCAAAACGCTTGCCTCTACTTTCCGTAAATCCTTTTCAAGTTTGATTTTCAGGCTCTCAAAATCCCTGTCAAACCCTTCTATCCAGTCCCGTATGCTTTTCAGTAGCTCTTCCATCTTACAGAGCTAAGGCCGGGGCCACCGGGCCGGTTTGTTCCGTTATTTCCGCAACCTTCGCCGCTACTAACTGCTTTTGCTGTTCGTATGGTAAGCGGTAAAAGCCCTGGTTTTCAAATTCCAGACTGTCAAATATGTAGCCCAGGTTTGCATACAAAACACGTTGTGCCCGTGGTATTAGGTCGCTTTGCGCCCATGCCATCTTCTGTTCTTCAGTGTATCCAGAAAAAGGATTGAAGCGTTCCCGGATCTCCCACTGCTTGAACTCTTCTGGGCTATCCACCATCATCGCCCGGTTTATATCCCATTCGATATTCTGCCGGGTGGCCGGGCCAGCTCCGCTATCGTTGGCAGACTTCAAATCTTCCATCAATTCGCCAACCGTCTTCAGCTTAAGGTCACGGCTGACAAATATTTGAGCTGTTAGGCCGTTTCGCTTGCCTGTAATCTCTGCGAACGTTTCAACCGTAAACCGCCAAAACTCCGCGTAAAACCTGAAGTACTTATAAACAAAGTCGTTAGCGTTCTGCTGATCGATGCTTTTTCCAGTTGCCGTCTGTGCCACTTCGTCCTTGCTAAATAACTCGCTATTCAGTACCGCGCTTTTACACTTCTTTTCCAAGTCTTGCACATATGCCTTTTGCCAGTCCAGGATTGATACATCCGGGTGTACGTGGGTGTAAAGCCTGGATAAATCCAGCATCCTATCAGGGCTGTCTGGCATCGGGGTTACTACTATTTCCTCCATAACAGAGGTAGGCGAAGATTTGCGCCCTGTACCGTGGCAACTTTTGCAGGTGCCGCCGCCGTCTGTGTATCCATCGTTACACCCTGGAGCCTGGCAAATGTCACCATAACGGATCGTTAGCGGCATGGCCACGTTTGCGGCCGTCAAGTCAAGCTCAGAAACGGTTTTTAGGGTTTTCTTAAGGTATGGGTCGGCCGCTTCAAATGGCCAAACATAGCTTTCTCCGTTCGTGCGTTTGTCGCGCTTGTATCCAGCCCTGTGTGCCGGAACAAACCCAAGGTTGTGCCGGTATTCCGTATAAGTCCACAAATGCCCGTCAATGGCTATTTCTTCGCCCGGTATTAACTCGCTGGCATCCTTCCTTGCTGTCGTGTTTGGCGTTTGGCGAAGGACTGAGGCAAAGTCTTTTTGATAGCAGGTTAAAACCTTTAGTGGTGTGCGTTCGTCTTTCGGGTTTGCCGCGTAGGTTAACGCCGTCAGGTATTGCAGTTCCCCGCGCTCGTAGGCGAAATCCAGCGCCATGTCAGATTTAACCTCGAAAGGGTACGGGCTTGCATAGTCGCGTAAGTTGTCAAAGTCTTTCCATTCCTGGATAATCCAGGTATTTGGGTCGGTGCAATTCAGTTCAATTAGCCGCTCCTGGCAAAACCTATCAGCCCCCATTTTGCCCGCGTACATTGCAAGCATGGTTTCAAGTTCCGCAGCCCGTGCGTCTGCCTGTTCACCTGCGCCGTATGTTAATTCCCGGCGATAGTGCGAACGGTATGCCTTTTCCAGTATTGCCGAAAGATTGGCAATGATGGAGGGGGTTATTTGCTCGGTAATTTCAACACGCTGCTTAAATAGGGCTTTATCTTCCCGGCGGGAGTATAGCTTCATGTACTCCTCTATCCCTTCACCCGTACTTAGTGCGCTGTACATACGTGCAAGCTCCACAGTACGCGTGTAGTGGGTATGCGTCCGCTTTCCGGCTGCAACCTGAATTAACCGTGCATTGATGGTGGCTTGCTGCATATATCAAAAAAGCCCGCGCCCGAATGGTAGGGCCGGGCTTTTTGGCTTGTTTATCGCTTTGTATTAGTATGAAGCAAAGGCAGGGAGTGGGGATGTATCAAACCCACCTATTGAGCCTTTAAACGTGAATGTAATTGCGATGTGGGAAAGTTCCTGGCTGCTTTCAGGGATAACCACATCCATGCGCAAATACCCATTTATTCCGCTATCGCCGCCCGCCATAACATCGTCAAAGGCAAACCAAGCCTTTTGTTTGCTACTTCCGGCATCGTTGAAGGTTTTAACGGCTGCGAGGTTTTCAGTAGTCAGGTCGTAACAACGAAGCTGAATAACAGTGTTCCCTTTGGTAGAGAAAACGCCATTTAAAGGAAGTTCCACTTCTGAAACTTCGCCCTCTGCCTTTGATCCAATTACAGACCATTGACGTATTGGAGCGGCGCCGCTGCCTGGAATAGCTGCGGACTGGCTCAGGCGGGTTGCCCATTCTGTGTCATCGGTAACGTCTGTAAGTACATCGGCTGACGTTGCTCTTGTATGGTAGAACTTGAATATCTGCCCGGTTTTGGTGGTCATGCAAGCGTCGTTACTTACAAGAGCCGGGAGTAATGTGGTACAAGCCATGGTCTTTGTGTTTGTTTGCACACAAATTTAGCTTGTTTCGGCGGGGGTGTTATGGGTTGTGGCGGTACGGATTGGACAAAATTAACGGGCCGTAGAATGTACCCGAACGCCCGTAGTTTGTTCGCTTTGTATCATGCCAACCAGGCAATCAACCATGTCATCATGTGCCGCGTTTGGGAACGCTGCTATCTGGGCAAAGAAGGCATCTACCCACGGCACACCTTCAGGTACAAACACCCGGCCCGCCTCCACAATAGGAGAAACGGCGTTTGCCCGCGCCGTCTTGCTGTCTTTGGGCGCATCCGCTTCTTTCACGTTTAGCCCGGTTTGCTTTCGGATAACCTCTACTACTGATTTACCCGTTGCCTTTGGTTCTATCCTTATCAGGCTGCGAGGTGTGTACCCGTTGGCGTTTGCAAAAGCTTGAATCCAGGCAATTTGCCCGGTGAAGTCCAACCACTTTTCTACACATGCCAAAATATAGAAGTCTGGCCCGCGCTTAATGTAGGCTATTCCGGCCGTTGGGTCGTTCGCCTCTTTGTCAGTGTATGCCGTATCAAAGTAGAAATTTACCGGGCTGTCTGGCAGATCGGCCGCTCGGTATGTCCTAAACCATGCCTTTTTTAATATGCTGCCTTCATCCGGTGCGGGCCTTTGTTGGTAAAGGGCGTTCCATGCCCGACTACCCACCTCCTGCCTGATCTCATCCAGCTTTGAACGCCCATACTTAGATTCCCAAAGTGGGTCGCCTAATTTCCGGCTTTCCTCTGCTTGTTCGCAGATGGCTGGGAAGTTTATAATCTGCGTGTCGGTTCCTACCTGTGTCCTTTGCAGGATACGCCCTGTAAGGTCGTCCTCATGCCAGCGGGTCTGACAAATTACCTCTATGCAATCCGGTTCAAATCGGGTTCTAAAGGTCGTGGTGTACCATTCCCATGCGGCATCCCGGTAAGTTGTGCTGTCTGCCTCTGCTGCGTTCTTTACCGGGTCATCTACAATAGCCACCGTAGCACCTACGCCCGTAATACCACCGCCAACCCCCGCGCTGACGTAGTACCCTTTTTTGCCTACTATATCAAACCTCTTTTGCGTCTTTATCGCTTCGCCTGTGCCGTCTGATAGGCGGGTTTGTGGG